AAGTGTCATAGCCTCTTGCTTTTTCTGCAATGCTCGCTGATCGTTTTCACGGTCTAGTGCCATTGCTTTTACATACTCAATAAACCCCTCTTGGAACTTAACTGGGATAGCTGGGTATTCGTTACCAAATGAGTTATAGTCTGGTTGCTCTGGTGAAACTTTACCATCTATCTTTAATGTAATATTTTTCGTGGTCGGTGGCCAAATGCGAATTCGATTCTGACCTGCTACTGCCCAGTACGAAGGTGTATCATTTGCAGAGCCATCGTTGTTATCTGGGTCTAATCGCCGAATCTCATCAAGCATAACACGTTTTAAAACTACGTTATCTGCTTCAGCTCTAATTGTTTCAACTTCATTTGCTGCCATTGTATAATTTTTACCACTTACACTAAACTTTAAGTTATATTCAGCAGTACCGGAAGTTACTGACAGACTGAGGTCTGTTTTTCTTAAAAAACTCCAGTCGTGCATTTTCATGTACCGCTGCTCTGCTAATAATACTGTTTGCCGTACGTACTCAAGAAAATCAGCGCTTTGGTTACCGACATATTTTGCTACGTGAGATACTATCTCTGCGTATGTTAATCCTACAAAAGCCATTATGCTAACCTCTTTGCAATTTCTATTTTACCGAAGAACGAGGCCCGGTCATAGTCAGATTCGCCCAATCCTTCGCATTCAAAAACCTTTTTAATTTTATCCATCGGTGCTAGTCCCATTCGTGCTAGCATCAGCCCCAGTGACCTCCACCCTATTACCGATAGCTTTGTATATTCTATATTGAATATATCATATTCTGGGATAAAGTCAAGACAAATCGCAGTTACATACGTGTCCATCACGCCGCTTTCTAAAGCGTCTAAGTATTGTGCATGCCCTGCGCTAACGCTGTTTCTGTCTGACTTTTGTACACTTGATTCACCCCGTCTAGCTTTTTTAAAGTATAACGGTGCGAATTTAAGACCATTTTCACGAACCTTTGCATTATCGCTATCTATATAAAATCGTGTATCTAGTTGCTTTAGTCTTCGCTGTAAATTCATGAGTAGCATTTTTGGTTGCTCCCAAGGTATTAGTGTAAAAGGCATAAAGTCGGGGGCAGGCCTAAACCCACCCCCTCCCATATTATAACGCGGAAGATGCCCTCACTGCGATTACTCGCTTAGAACCAGCATCAAGATACTTGGCCACAAAGCCATGAATCTTGTATCCAACAGTTGCGAACTGATCCAAAGGATCGTTAGCTCCTGCAGAACCGTGTCTTTTAATGAACATTTTCATTGCGTCGCCGTTAAGCTCTACGCATCCAAATGCTTCTTCACCAATTACGTATGAAGTTACGATGTCTTGCCCACCAGCGCCAGCGCCAGCTTGGGTTAACATTCTGTCCGAAACGAGGAATCTCATTCCGTACATTCTGCCGATTTCTCCGTTTAATAGAGGTCGGTTATCTGTGTACTTCTGAATGTCAAGCCAGCTACCAGCTTGGCTATCTGACAATAGATCGTACTCAGATCGTGGATGAAGAACGCAAACATATTCACCAGACTCGTGAGGTCCAATAAAAGCTGCTTTTTGACTGATCATAGCTTCAATGAGTTCTTTGTGGTTTAGTACTTCTGATGCCAATATTTGGTTATCAGAAACCCTATTATTAACTCGTTGAACTGCTGCAGTGCTGTTTAATTCACTTGCAATCAACTCTTCGATCGTTTTTGAAGCAGCAATACCGAAACGCTCAGAGAGATTTTCCAACACTGGGTCAATCGCTGTGTCGGATAAAAGATCCGAGACTTTAGCGAATTGTCCGTACTGGACGATATCTGCTGTTACGTTTGAGGTGCTGAAAGAAATTTCAGCGGGTGGAGTTCCTTCAGACAATGCGACTGTGGAACCTGCGATTGCGCTGTATCGTAACCATTTAACCTGTTTGCCATTTCCTTTTGGAAGACGTTGTTTTTTTCCAAGAGGCATAAGGACAAGACGAGGCTCAAGGACCGATAACAGCTTCTTTTCATAATACAAATGCAGATTTGCTGCATTCGTACTGGTAGTTGAAGTAGCCATTTATTACTCCTATTCGTCAGACCGACCAAGTGCTCGTCTCATTTCGTCTAAGCTAAGCTTTTCGAATGTTACGGACTTGTCGCCATATGATACGGCGGATTCGGACTGCGCTCGTTGTTTTTCTGATCGTACAGAAAGACCATCTTTCTGAACGCGCTCAACAGCTTGCTTAGAATAATAATCTAGGTCAGCTCCCTTTGACATTAAGTCTAATGCTCTTAACACTTTTGCAGAGTTAAGAAACTCAGGCTTAACGATATCTTGAAGCTCCGATGCTAGCTGTTGCATTAATGGCTCACGTCGACCATAGTCTGGATTTTCCTTCTTCTGTTTCCAGTAGTATTCAGATCCTTCAGCTTGAATTTGCTGAATAGTCTGTTGTTTGAATTTACTAGATACCGATTGATTTAAACCTCGTAAGGCAGCTTTAATAGCCTCTTTCGGATCTTCTTCAAACTTAGACTCGAATACAGATACAGGGTCCACTTCTGGTTCTAAGTCAACCATTTTTGGAGGTCGCTGTGTAGGCATCTGCGATTGAGCAATTCGTTCTCGCTCAAGCGACCGATACTGTTCCTCTAACGACTCCCTCTCTTTTCGAGTAGAACCCAACTCTGATGCTAACCTTCCGCGTTCTCTTTCGAGTTCCCGGTAGGCCTGGATAATCTCCATTGGAGACTTTCCAACGAATTTCTCAGGTATTGAGTTTGCCTCTTCCACTGCGTCAGATTGTCCTTGAGTAGAGATCTCAGGGGTCTGCGGCTGAATTGAAGCTTCAGCCTGGCTTTCTTGCGAGGTCGCTTGTGGCTGCGCGATTTTCTCGTCTGTCATGGTATCCTCCTACAGTTTAGCCCTCATCAGGGGACTGTTTTTGTTGGTCTTCCAAAGCCTTGCCTTCAGCGATCTTGTAATCGACAAAGGTAAGAACATTTTGGTAAGCTTTGACGGCTTCTTGGAGGCGTCTAAATTTTTCGATGTCGCTTTCATAAGCGAGCTTTTCTTTTAAATCTGTGCACGTATCTTTTAATAGGTTTGCAATGATTTCCCACCCAGCACTACGTTGCATTGCAGCGACAGCATACCCCTCTTCAATAACCCGCATTACTTCGCCGTCGATAACTTCTTGTTTACCAGATAGTTCGCCGGTTTCAGGATTCCAAAGTTTTATGCTTTCGTTTTCGTATAACATCTTACTGTCCTAGTCCTAGTGCTGCTAATGCATCCATAGTTGGATTTACACCTAACTCAGGCTGCTGAGCGTTTGGCTGTGCTGCAGCTGCCCCTTGCTGAGCGTTAATAGCTTGCTGAGCTGCCATTTGTTGCATTTGCATTTGTTGCCGTTCTTCTGGTGAATTTACGAATCGTTTAACCTGGCGACCTAACAGAGGTCGCAGCAAAGCTTCTAGTATAACTTCGCTTTTGATAGTACCAGGCTGGCTGTTTTCTACAGCCTGCAGGATTTGCGATACTGTCTGTATCTTTTGAAACTGCCCCTCAGGTCCTCCGTTTTCCAATGTTGTCTCGACAAGGAAGTCGAAGGACCTAAAAAATGCGTCTGGCGGTAACTGTACGAAAGGGTTTGGCGTATTGGGATCAAGTACGCGTACCCATTGCTCTTCGGTTACAAACTGCCTGTTAGTCAGTAGCATAATCTTAGCTACTGGTTTAAAATACATTTCAGAAAGCATTCTAGCTTTTAAGCTAATACGGGAACTTGCAAAACTTTGAATAAAGTTTACGCCCGTTGCTGAACGACCAAATTGCTTACCAAGGTTACTTGCTACTGGTGCAGCGTTAACCATGGCGGTAGCATTTTGAATATCGTTTTGAATAAACGCCATCTCTTCTCTAGATCCGATAGAGGGGTCTAGAGGGGGTAGGGGCCTGATAGCGTTAACATCATTCGTCCAGATAACGCCATTTGGTCTAGAAAATAAACTCTTGGTATTAATGCCAGCTGCTCGGTCTGCAATCCACATGGGGTTTACTGACAAGTTAATGTTATCAAGTCTAGCGTTACGTAGCGTGTTAGCTTCTTTAATCAGCGAGCGAACGGCCATTAGTTCTGGGATGCCGTAGAACTCTGACTCTCGAATATAGTTGGGGCAGGCTACAAACGGTTTAAATTTATAGTCATAGAAGTTAGGTTCACAACGAAGTACCACGTCACCATTTGCAACGACGATAATATACTCTTGAAATTCGCCATCGTCTTTAGGATCAAATAGTCCCCAGTATTCCCATACTTCGATTGGACCTTCTTCTTTCGTATTTTTTTCGTTATCATTTAGCTTGTCAAATTCATCTTTATAGGCATCTGAGTAATATGGTCTGCTCCAAGCATCTGCCCCTTTTGCAGCAACGCTATACTCTAACTCTTCTACGTTTTTATACAGCGAGTTACTTTGTAAGCTTGCAAGCGTTTTAAAAGTCCTGTGTACGCACGCGCGCATGGAGGCTACGTCACCTGGTCGTTTAACTGTCCAGTCAGGAAAGAAATCATAGATAGGAATAAGTTCTAGGTCAGGGCCGTCGAAGAGGACTTCTGTGGTAGGTACTTTAATAGATACAGATACGCCCGACTGTGGGTCTACCTGTTGCATGCGACGCATGGTTTCAATTTCTTTATAACGATAGGGAACCTTTGCAAATGCAGTACCATCTAACAACATAGCTTTAATGAAAGCAGCTGTCTTAGCTTGGAATCCCATTTCTTCAAATTGGTGAATGTGGAAGTCAGTCATTGCATCTTCAAACTGGGCGTCATCGGCATCTTGGCCTTTGAATGAAATAACAGAACCGCCTCTAAAGAAGATATCGATAATCTGTGGCGTTTGGGTTTCAATGATAGTAAACCCGAAAGGTAGTTTTAGATTAGCACGCTGTACGATAGAACGGCTAGCAGGTGACCAATTCTCATAAATCTCACGAGACTTGCGAGCGATCTCAACATGCGGCTCTCGATACTCATCGCTTTTTTTCATAAAAGCTCTGACTACACGAATAGCATGGAGTTCCTTATCTTTCTCTGGAACTTCTGCCTTATCTCTGTCAAATGGATTGTACATGTGTTACCCTATGATAAATCCCGTTTC